CGACGCCGTTCTCAGGCATTCCCGAACTACTCGACCGTTTTATGATGCGCGTCGCGAGCGCGGCGCAGATGCCGGTTACGGTGCTCTTCGGACGCTCGCCGGCCGGAATGAACGCAACCGGCGAGTCTGACATTCGAACATGGTACGACCAAGTCGCAGCCGAGCGCGGCAAGCGGCTCACGCCGCAAATCGATAAGCTCGTGCGCGTCATCATGGCGACCGACAAGGGCCCGACTAAAGGCACGGTGCTCGACGGCTTCGACATCGTATATCCGCCGCTATGGCAACCCACCGCCAAAGAGTGCGCCGAGACGCTCAAGACCATCGCCGATGCGCTCGCGACGCTCGTCAATGCGAAGGTTATTCTGCCGGAGGAAGGCGCCATCAAGCTCGCGCATTCTGGCGAGTTCGACGAGCTCGACATCGAAGCCCGCGAAGCGGCGCTGCGCTATGAGCTCGCGCGGCTCGCCGATCCGCAGCCCGAGCCGCCGCCGCAGCCGATGCTGCCGCCGAGCAATGGCAACGGCAACGGCATCGACCCGGCGCCGCCTAACGGGCTGCCGGCGGAGCCTTACGACGCATGACAGCGGCGGCGCCCGGCTTGCGCTCGAGCTCGGCGCCCGACTTTCCGACGATGGCGCTTCACGGCTATCTGTCCGCGCTGCTCGCGAGCGGCCGCGAAGTCGAGCGCACGCTGCGCGCGCACGTGTTGCCGTATCTGCCGACGCTCGCGCATCACTACGCCGCCGCCGCCGGCGCCGCTGAAACTCGGCGCGACGGCCGGCGCATGCGCGTCGCTGTCGTCGGTGGGCCGCGCACGGGCAAGACGACGGCCGCTCGAGCGCTCGCCGACGCGCATGCGCTGCCGCTTCGACACGCCGACGACCTCATACCGCTCGGTTGGAGTCGCGCCAGTGAGCAGCTCGCGCACGAGATACGCTTGTCCGATGGCGGCGTCTTCGAAGGCGTCGCCATCGCTCGAGCGCTGCGCAAGCTGCTCGAGCTCGAGCCCGGCCAACCGCTCGACGCCGTCGTGCGCTTGCGCGCGCCCTATGCCGAGCTCACGCCGGGGCAAGCGGCCATGTCGGCGGGACATGACCGCGTGCTCGAAGCGATATTGCCCGAACTCGAGCGCCGCGGCGTGCGCGTGCTCGAGCTGCCGGCGCAAGGGCTCACCGCGCGAGCGGCGCTCACGTTCACGGCGGCGGCCGGCATCACTCCGCGGGTCGACGCGCGCGATCCGCTGCTCGGCGAGATATTCGCGCGAGCTCGAGCGGCGCACCGCTTCGACGTGCGGCCGGCCGCACTGCTCGCCGGCATGCGCGTCGACGAGCATGTGCGCACGACGCTCGAGCACCAGGTCGGCGAAGCGCTCGGCTTGCCGCGCTATGCGATTCGAGCGGCCATTGCGCCGCCGCGCACCGACGCCGCCGAGCGCACCGACGCCAAAAAGAAGACGCCGCAACAAAAGCTCGCCGCGAAGCATCCGCTCGCCGCTATCGACCCGCTCACGCCCGGCAGCCCTATCGCCGGCAAGCTCGACGCGTTTGTGAAGTCGAACGTGGCGCGCGTCGGCACCATGACCGACGACGTCTATGCGCAAGCACAAGACGCCGTGCGCAAGGGGCTCGAGCAAGGGCTGCGACCCGAAGCGCTCGCCGCGAAGCTGCTCACACAGGCGAAGGGAATAAGCCAGAATCAAGCGACCATCATCGCCAACGATGCCGTCGGCAAGTTTCACGGCGCACAGACGCAGCTACGGCAGCAAGCGCTCGGCATCACGCACTACAGATGGCGCACCGTGCGCGACCTGAAAGTACGCCCGGGACATCGGGCGCTCGAAGGCACCGTGCAGTCCTGGGCCGAGCCGCCGGTCACGAATCCGAGCACCGGCACGCGCGCGCATCCCGGCTTCGATACCCACTACTATGCTTGTCGATGCAGCGCTTCGCCCATCATCGACCCGGCGACCATAGCGCCGCCGCCGGACAGTCCATTCACACGCCAACCGGGCGCGCCGGCGCCGCAGTTGCCGCTGCCGAGCGTCCCGCCGCCGACGTATCCACGGGGCCCATTCCCCGTCGTCACAGAACGGCCGAAGCCCGCGAAGGGCTCGAAGCCGAGAAAAGCGCCGGCGCCGCAACTGCCGCAGCTCACTCTGCCGCCGCCGACAGCGGCACCGCTGCCGCCGCTGCCGCTGCCGCTGCCGCCGACGCCCGCACCACTCCCAACGCCCGCACCAGCGCCCGCACCAGCGCCGGACATACCGGCCGGCGACCAAACGCTGCTCGCGCCGCTCGAGTATGGCGTCTCGGATGCACAGCTCGCGTATCTGCGCGAAGGCATGCGCGACCTCACGGCAATCACCAGCGCATACGCCGGCGCTACGGCGGCCGAAGTCGACCTCATCGCGACGGGGCAAAGTCGGACGAAAACCGGGCAAGCCTTCGAGCCGATCGTGATATCGGTCGAGCCCGGCTACATGGAGCTCACGGACGGCCGGCACCGCATGGCGGCGGCTCGCGCTGCCGGCGCGACGCGGATACTTGCGCGCATCAAGACGCCCGGCGGCCGCGAATACTTGCGAGTCATTCCGATACCGCGTTAGCTCGTCACTGATAGTTCGCCGGCGACATGGCTGCGCGGTACGTAACCCGCGTGTAGCGTTGCCCGCCGGGGCCGATGGCGCGCTCATCGAGCTCGCGCACGCAGCCGCACCGCTTGCAACCTTCGACGAGCACGCTACCGCCGAGCGCCGGCAACCACGCGTGCGCGCCGAAGCCGGGACATAGCGGCTCAAGCGGCGACACTTCGACGTATGCCGAGCCGACTTCGCCGCTCGTCTCGCACATGACCGACACTTCGAGCAGCCGCGTCGTGCAGCTTCGCGCGCGTTGCGTGTCGACGTCGACGCGCGCAAGCGCTTGTGCAAGCGCGAGCTCTGCAGTCGCACTCTCGACCGCGGTGTATGCGGTTTCGTCTTCTGACACGATCCATGTGGCCATCGCCTAACAAGCCTCCTGTGTACTGCAAGCTATAGCGCCGCGGCTCTAGCGCGGTCAACAACGCAACGCGCGAAAGCGGTGTGGGTAAGCCGTGTGTAATCGGTGGATAAGTGCACCGATCCATCGATGCTCTTGTCCACTGGTGCATCGGTCAATCGAGACGCCGACCGGCCGCTCGAGCCGCTCGACCTCGACCGGGGGCTGGCAAGTTACCTGCTATCCCCGGGCTTAGGGCGACCGACCGCTCGATATCCGGGGCCGAAAGCGCCCCGGGGGCCGCCGGCGCCCGGGGGCATGGCGCGCCCGGAGGTATCTGGCGGCCGGTGCACTGGTGCACTGGCTCACCGGTGCATCGGTGCTCTTGACAACCGGCCAACGTGCCAATACGCGTGCGCGTGACAGTCACGCGCTACGACGCAGCCCGGCTTGGTAACGTTCGCAAGACGTCGCAGGGTTTCTTGCGGGCTCCGGCGCGCGTCACGCGCACCGGCGTGCTCACCTATCACCGGGCCGACGGCTCGGTCGTGCGCGAGCTTAGGCGGCCCGACAATGTCTTCGCCGCCGACTCGCTCGCGACGCTCGCCGACGCGCCAGTGACCGATCTGCATCCGCGCGACATGCTGTCGCCGAGCAACGCCAAGCAGCTCGCCGTCGGCCATGTGTCCGGTGCATCCGCTCGAGCAGACGCCGGGCGCTTTGTCGAAGCGCAGCTCGTCATCACCGACGCCGCCATGATTACGGCCATCGAAGCCGGCGACCGGAGCGAAGTTAGTTGCGGCTACACGTGCGACCTAAAGCACGGCGCCGGCGTCTTCAACGGCGAGCACTACGACGCCGAACAAACGAACATTGTCTACAACCACGTCGGCATCGGGCCGCGCAATTGGGGCCGTGCGGGCTCCGAAGTCGCGCTGCGACTCGACAGCAAGACGCCAGACGACTTTGCGCTCGGCGAAGGCGCCGCGCGAGCAGTGCTCACCGACGAGCCAAAGAGGGACAGCAACATGGATCTGGTCACCATTCGCATCGACGGAATCGAAGCGCAAGTCACACCGACGACCGCGCAGATACTGCAACGCACGCTCGACACGCGCGACACCGCTGCGCGCGACGCCGCTGCGAAGCTCACAGACTTGCAGAAGCGCTACGACGCGCAGCAAGCCGAGCTCGACGCGACGAA